GCTGTATATCCACTACCAGGGATATCAACGGTAACATCTTCAATACCAGACACCACCTTAACTTTGAAAGTCTTGTTGGTGTTGGCGGTGATGGGCTCAGAGTTGACAATGATTTCATCGCCAGCAATCAAATCATGATTCTCAGATGTTGTGATAACACCGTAGGGTCTATCGTTGATGATCTCCTTACTATATGACGTGACTGCAACACCTTTAATCGAATCGATGATTGCCGATGCGCCAAAACCACCTGTGCCTTCGTTGTCAAAGAAAATAGTGTCATTGACCTGATAAGATTGACCAGGGTTTTCAATAACGAAACCATCAATCTGTGCAGTTTCAAACTGAGTAACAGTTTCAATGTCAATATCGACTTTGGACTCTGCAGAAACTTTCGGGAAGTAATCATAAATTTGCAGGGTTGCTTCCTCGGTCATCTCCAGAAGCTCTTGTTGCTCTAGAGCATCGATGATGCCATCCTGATTGCTATCTTGAATCTCAAAGATGATGGGCCAACCTTCATTCTCTGTCGTCAGGACATCAGACTCTTGGTTTGGTTGACGCTCAACATCGATATCAACCTCAACAAAAGGCACACGATATCTAACAACGTCTGTGGGGATGTTTTCTTGAGTTGCACCTTGAGACAGGTTCCAGGAGTCTGGGAGTGAGTTGAATGCTCCACCCAAGATGTATGGAAACTGAGGAATACCTGCATCAGAAGAGTCGATGGTTACAAAGTATGCATAGGTGCCATCGGGATACTCTGGTGTTTTGCAGAAACGACCATTATACTGATCGAGATCACCAGACTGGAAGACATACTCATAGTCGGGCACAAAGGATCCAGCAGGATAGTCCGAAAGCAAAGGACCATCTACCCTAGCGGGGTTTGTATTGGTCAGAGCGTCATAGACGATCTCATCTTTCAGTTTGTAAGATGTGCGAAGTCTTCTGATACCACTGTTTTGGTCAGTGGGATCGCCATAACCATAAGGTCCATAAATCGGGTTGCCGTCATATGCCCAACCCAAGATTGGAGAGTGCTTATAGTTTGTCTCTAATTCTTGGAATCTATTCGTTTCTGCATTGAGGAAGACGTTATCGCCAACCACATAACGCAATTCCTTGGGGTCGGAGAGGTGGGCATATTCACCACCATATTGGTTGTTGAGACCAGTAAAGACGTAACCTCTAGCAACGTCATACTTGGAATTCAACTCATATTCAAAGTTTTTATTCCATTCAAACACCTGCGCTTCAAACGTTGCAAAATCGCCAACTGCTTCAAGTCTAACAGTGGTGTTACCTTGGGTATAGTTAATACCTCTGTTTACGATCTCAATACCAATTACTTTACCAGCGTCTTCACCAGTAGTTGCAATAGTCGCCTTAGCAATAGCACCAAATCCATCACCGTTGATAATGACTCTAGGAGCAGTGGTATAACGTCTACCAGAGTTAATAGTAGCAATAGACACGATACGGCCATTCAGGACGATCGGTTGTGCTAGAGCACCTTCACCAGAGGTCACAGTGACCTTAGGAAGCGATGTGTAACCACTACCAGCATTAGTCAAAGTGACAGACTGGATAGGACCACGAATGTTTGCAATAGCAGTAGCACCCGTGCCACCACCACCAGTAATGGTGATGCTAGGTTGGGAAGTGAATCCACTACCAGGAGATGCAACCAGAATTCTGGTGATAACACCATTAGTAACCACAGCGGTGCCAGATGCACCTGTGCCACCTCCACCAACGATGGAGATTAGTGGAGAAGTTTCATAACCACTACCACCATTTGTGACCTCAAAAGAGGATACGCTACCGTTAACGGTAACAGTTGCAGACGCGCCAGCTCCACCACCACCTTCGATCAAGACTACTGGGGGAGCACCAGCATCATAGTCTTGACCAGCATTTGTAACACTAATACCAGTAAGAGGACCAAAGAGAATTGCCTCAGCAGACTTATATGTCCAAATAGAGACACCATTCACCCATGCACCAATAGCGGTGTTGGGTTTGATCTCTTCTCTTTCTGAAACGGTATTAACAACCCTGGGGATCCTAACCAGTTTTCTCTGGTTACCAGGGATAAGTGCCGATCCAGTAAAGGGTCCAATCTTGTAGTTTGGCAGACCAGATGCTGCCACATACACAAAATTATTGTTAAAGAAGGAGTTTTGAATATTAGTCGTAAACTCGGTAACGACTCTATTGATTGCAGGTTCTGTTGACTTACCTCTGTTGAGGTCAACGGAAAGCAGAATATTGCCAACAGGAACAATGTCGCTAGGGGTGTCGATTCTATACGAGAAAGTATATTCATCGATACGAGAAGAAACTTGGAATGTGCCGTTGTAAATAACTGGGTTTGCACCATAGATTGTGACGGTATCTTCCACAAGCAGACCGTGGGGTTGCTCTGTGGTAACAGTTGCAATCTGAAGAAGACCACCAGGCTCGATGTTATCGACCTGAATCAGTTTCTTAACATTGTAGAACCAGGATTCCAGTCTTTGCTCACCAGGGGAGTCGGATCCCAAAGCAGCAACGTTGAGTTTGTCACCTGGCAGGTAGTAAGATCCAGTATCATCCAGAACAGTGCCTGCTGCTTCAGCAATACCAAGCACACGCATCTTCACTTCATTGCTTGTGCCTTTATTGGCATAAATGAAGATATTGGACGAAATCAAAGACCCTGGATCCCAATCTTCGACAACACCATTTTTAGATCTGGTGCATTCGATAAATTGGTTGAGTGATTTTTCCTTATACTGAACTTCTTCAGTCTCAGAAATAAAGAATGTGCCATTTCTCTCTGGCCATCCAATAGTGGAGTCAACAGTGATAATCTGATCTGTTGTAGTCAGAGGCTCGACAAGACGAGTGTTGTATGGGATTTTGAATGTCCCAACAAGTGTTTCCTCAGAAATGACCAATTCGTAAATTGTATCTTCACCTTTAATGATGGAGATTGCATTTTCAACGAGTGCCGAAGCATATTTGACATCCTGGTCAACTTCGTCGGCATATTGGACGATCTCAGACTCAATTAGGTTTACTGCAGACCCAGAAACGATCTGACATCTCAAAATCGTGTCAACAACCCAAGTTGCAGCAGATGGAGAGATGATTTGATCCTTTGGATAAGAAATATCGACTTCTTCACCAAACAGGACCTTAAACAGGAATTTGGCGCCAAGAGCAGTGCCCTTTGCCAAATAGAAGTCACGAATATTCTTAATGACTTCTGTTGGGTTGACCTTGGTCGGATCTAACTCAATAGTGGGGAGATATTGCTTTCTAAACTTCTCAAACAGTTGATAGATGAAAATTGCATCTAGGTTGTGGACAACCGACCCCACTGGGTGAGTTGAAACACGAGTTTGAGATTCTTTTGCAAAGATTTGGTTACCATAGTCATCATATTCAACTGTGGAAGAGACTCCACGCACAATGCCATTAAAGGATGAAGGCACATACTTTCTGCCACTCTCTTCAATGACAAAACCAGTAACTTCATCATATCCAACGTCAACTGATGCTTTGGCAGCACTGGGCTCAGCAATAAAGATTTTGGGAGGGAATTGCTCAGAATATCCTGTGCCAAAGTTGGTAATGTTGATGTCAGTTATCTCACCATTGAAAATAGTAGCAACAGCAGTGGCTCCTCTGCCGCCAACGGCATTGCCATATGCATCTTTTCTATCATCAACAATGTAGACGGATGGAGCATCTTCATAACCCCTACCTCCAGTAAGAAGCTCGATATCGGTGACTGCACCAGATGCAACAGTTACATCAAGCACCTGAGCGCCTACTGGATCGATAACACGGCATCTAGGAGGTGTTGTATACCCACGACCTCGGTTGGTAACTGTAACAGTAGCAATGCCACCATTGGAATCCAGAGAGCACTCTGCCTGAGCGCTAATGCCGTCAGCAGGAGCAGGATCGATGTAAATAGTTGGAGGATTGGAATAAAATACGCCAGGGGCAGTGATGCCAATGCTATCAACATTTACGCGACCTTCGGAGTCGATAGTGGCATCGGTAATTCTACCACCACCAGGATTCTGGAAGTTAATAACTGGAATGAAGTCATATCCCGATCCAGAGTCGGTGATATTGATGCTGGTGACCTGACCAGTCGCATCATCAATTTCTATAGAAACCTGAGCTTGTCTGCCATTAGGGTTTGTAGGTGCAGTTACGGTTGGGATCGGGGGATTGTATGATGTATACCCCTGACCACCAGCAATAAGATTGATATTCTTAATACCACCAACCAAACTATTAGCACAGGCAAATTCTCCTGTTGTGTCGGTCTGGATAGTTACCCTAGGAGCAAATTCCAGTCTATATCCATTACCACCTTGCTTAACAAGGACTTTAGTCAGTTGGTTGTTTTCAACATTACAAACAGCACTTGCGCCAGATCCAAAACTGGCAGGCACAAATTCAACTGCTCGCACATGCATGGTATCCGAGGATCCCAATGCATACTTCATGACAAGGTTGTCATAATAAACGTTATATTGCTCAAACGGACGCTGGAGTTGACCAGTGCGGTTAACAATCAGACCAACGTCAGAAATGGGAGTATATGCTTCCCCATTCACCCTCAGAGGATAATACTTAGACTGATCCCACTCAGACAGAGGAATCTCGTCCATGGTGACAACAACTTTGTCAGCAAAACCAACCAGATAGACGATGCTAGTGAATCCTTCGTCATCGCCACCTACAGGGACCCTAGGGGGGTCTGTAAAGACGATATCGGTGGCATCGACGGTATAGTCATCCCCAGGACGTAATGTTTGACCATAGACGGTCACGATGAGGTGATCTGCTGATGCAGCGCTTACTGGAGTGCCAAGATAGGTAAGCGGGAATCTACGACGAGTGCCATCAAACCCAAAATAAGGGTTTTCTAGGAATTGCTTCTTTTTGTCAAATTCAAACGGAGCAATACCAGGGGTCAGAATAGAGTCAGGACCACGAGTAGTAGACTCATAGTACATGATCTCATTATCGACCATCAGGGTGCCATTTGTTTCCTGATAACCGTTAATGTCTTCAACAACGACCTCTGTGGAGTTTAGATCCACAGACTGCAGCACCGTAGTGCTACTGGTCAAATTATCTGAGGTATATGTGCTAACATCCAACCACTTCAACAAGTCGTTGAGGATGTTGTATGGTCTGCCGATTTTCTCCTGGGATTTGTAATATTCCTGGAGGAACGCGATAAGTTGTCTATCTTCCGACTTGATAAAGTCAGGAAACTGCTGCTCTACCCTGTCGGAAATTCTTAGTGTAGACATATTCTCAGAAGCACTCGTCTAGCTCGGGATACTGGAAGGTATCCGTGGGATATTCAATGATATTTATTGTCGATGTTCCACCGAAGTTGAAACCATTAAAGTTATTGGGATCAAACGTTGGAATAGTAATATCGTTGACTGTAAAGTCGATTGGGTTAACTTGAGGGTTTAGAATCGTTGGGTCTGTGCCAGCGGGGACCGTGAGAGATCCACCAGCAGGATAAACCACAACAGGCACCCTATTTGTGTTATCAGGAGTCAAAGCGATATTCAGAGGACCGACGCAAACTGTGCCAGATGCGTAGTCAACTGTGCCGACATTGGTATTCAAAATTACTTCTTGCTCGTCCCTAACGGTAACGAGAATCATATTACCCAGACCGTCGTCTCTAAGATTCACAGGGACAAGAGTTTGGTTATTTTCTAGGCTACTAAATGCTGGAGTCTGAATAACGCCACCTGCAGTAGTTCCTGCTGCCACAAGATCTTCAGTGTATCCAGTAGCATAGAATGTGCCAGATTTCACAACAGAGAAATTAGGAGCACATCCACCTCCCGTTCCGTTACCAGAAGTCGGGCTGCCAGAATAATTGTCTGGATTATACAGTGCGTTTCCAAAATCAAGACACTGGTTAAAGACTTGACCAAAATTGAATTCTGTCAGGTTTTGACCGAGAGTTACTTGAGATGTGCTACCAGAAATGGAAGGATCTGAATTGTCAATCACTGCTGCGAGTTTAGACGCTTCGATTCTTCCGTTGTATCTGTTGGCAGAATTCTGAGAATTGTAATCATCAATATTCTTAAGGATCTTAGTCCCAAGATCATTACCAGTCAGATTTGTCTTATTGCCGTTGTAGTAGACGTAGGTCTTCGGCAAGACATAGAAGACCTTGGGATCAATAACTTCGATTCCAATAGATGCAATCGAATAATCTTTAAGTTGATTCCTAAGTCTTGCTTTTGTCGTTTCGTTTAGAGTCGATCCAGTTTGGGGTCTGACTGCAATAAAAACTTTACCGTAGATAGGTGGATTGAGTCTCTCGCCACCATATGCAACAACGCTCTTAGATTGTGGGTAAAGTTGTCTAACGATGTTTTCATAGTCAGACTCCGTTACTGCTCTATTTTGAGTAGTGTAGAGTCTGGGGGCATTATATTTGATTGAAATTGGAGTTTCTCTTGGAGACCCGTCCTGAGCAGGAGTAACTGTCCTTGTGGAAATGGAGGATGCTGCAATAACTCTACCTTGTGAGTCTGTTGCTGTACCAATAAATTGGAAGTCTCTAGCACCGTTAGCGTCTTCGCCAGTGGTCCTAACATAATCAATCTTGACAAACTCACCATCAATCAATTTACGTCCGAGGACACCATCGCCAAAAATAAGACGATATCTGAGGTCATCTACTTCCTCAAGGAAATAGACACGAGAATTGCTATCTAATGCAACGGCACTCGTTGCTTTGTTGTAGATATCAATTTCGCTGGACTGCACCGAGGGAGAGATATAGACAATCATTCTCTCTGTGTCCACATCTTCACTTGGGATAACATATTCCTTTGTCTTTGTGTTGTTGACAATAAAGGAATGGGTCAGAAGGTTTCCCTGATAGATGGCAAGACACTTGAATGTAGCAATACCCGTTGTTGGATCAACTGCTGCAGTTTGCTTTGTCATGAGTGTGAAGATAAAATCTTCAACCACCGTTTCAGCAATGAAGGAATCTCCCTTTCTGAGATTCACAAATTCTGGGTAGGTCAAACCGTTGGATCCAATTTCTGTTTGGACATCAACAGTCACCTCTGCCATTGCGGCTTTGATAGACCTAGGTGTATAATTAAGTTGCTTAGCAATCTTGACAATGTTATCTCTAACAGTTGCAGTTTCAAGGAATGCTTCATTCAGCGCCATGTTGGCATTGAATGCTGTGTAGTAAGTATTGTATGCTAGAATATCCAGCAAATAAGACGCAGCAGATCCCTCAAAATCGTAGTCGGTAAATTCACTACGAGTCCTAAGGTATGATCTAATAGACTCTTTTATTTCAAAAAAGTCTAGTGACGTTACTTCTGATGGGATTGCCGACATGACTTACGCTTTCTCCAGCACGAAATCTACTTCTTTAATAATTTGCTCTCCGATAATTGTGTAAGTAAGTTTGACTTCAATCTGATTGTTGTCATACCCATCACGCACATCAACTCCTCTTACGGAGATTCTCCTTTCAAAGCGAGAGAGTGTTGATCTGATCTCGTCTTTAATTGCCTCTCCAGTAAACACATCATACGGCTCAAATAGCAATGCATTTACTCTAGATCCAACGTTATGCTGGAAAGGTCTTTCTCCAAGTGCTGTTTTCACAAGATTCATGACGGACTGCTTGATGGCATTCTCGTTTTTGACAGCACCAAAGTCGCGGGTATTTGGATTGGAATTAAACGTCATGTTAAAATCCCGATACCCGCGACTTACGTTTTTGTCTGACTTAAACTTATAGGGCATTAGTGCCAACGCTCAACGAAATCGTCAAACCCATTTTTACCACCACACCATTTTGAATAACGATCTTTGGGCGGATCGTTGGGGTGCTTATGCACCTTACCCAGGTATTTATCACTTCTAGGGTCGGTGATTAACACCATTCCCGACTTGATAAATTCGTTGCCTTGATCTGGAATAGGGTGATTTGCCATCTGTCTCTCCTTTAGGGGTCAACAGAACTTTTATAGTGGTTTCTATCACTACGAATTTATTTATAGTCCCAGGGCCAGTGGTTATTTGGTTTCTCCCACCAAAAATGTAAGTCTGTCATATAATCGTCATAATAGAGTGACACAAAGTCGCTCTTAAACTTGCTAAGCATATTTTCGCAAAGAGCAACAGTATAATAATTCTTCTCTACAAACTTTTCCATGGTATTGGTAATCCAAGTGTAGTTGCTACCTCGGATTACCCCTGCCTCAATCAACACAAAATTTTTCCAATCTAATACCCACTCTGCAAAGTTTAACTCAAAGTTAATTTTGTATTGTTGTGCATCCTCATCTGGGAATGGGACGTTAACTGACTCAATATGAAAAATCTCCCCATCCATACTCAGACCGTGAGACAGAAGTTGCGTCACGATGCCTGAGTAGTCTGGGGAGACACAAAGAAAGCAGGTCTTACTCGGATGAATGTCTGGTTTAGACACTTTAATCTTATAGATCATCTCTTCTATAAGTGCCATCTCTTGCTCTCTAGAGATGTAGAGTAAGTCTCTGCCGTTTGTCATTAGAATAGATTCAGTTGATTGTTTTCGGTTTTATAGGTCGGTGGGTGAAAAGCACAATACTCGTTGAATGTGATTTTCATTTCCTTCCAAGAAAGATTGCAATTCTCTGCTGCTTTGGGGACATTCCATTTGGCAGAGAAAAGCATCTCCATAGACTTTCTAGTCTCAGGTCTCATTTCTTACCCTGACCACGATAACGCTTCTTGCGACCGTTGCGAGAGGAAGCACCAAGGTGAGTATTCTTAGAGCAACCTTGACGAGTTTTCTTGGGGGGACCTTCGGTATAATTGCTGCGGACAAGTCCAACTTTTGCCTTTGCCATGAGTGACCTCAAACTACCCACTAATTATACATCATCCAGACCAAACTGTCATCGACCCATAAGCAACAACACTACTGCAGGGGTATGACCATCCTGGGAATCCGACGCCCAATGGATCAAGAATCCTTATGACAAGTCTCTTGAGTGCAAACGTGAAAATGGTGGTCGGATATGCCGTCCTAGAGTGTCCAATCCCTTTATCCTCTAGAGTTAGCACAGAGCATGGAATAGGGGTCGGCACGGGGCATACAGCGTTGCCACAGGGGCACATGTAGATGATGATGTTTGTGCATGTGCTCGGGTGGGGAATAAATGTGTCTCCAGCAAGCATGATTGGAAATCCA